GTGTATAAATCAAGGAAGAGGTACAGCAGTAAAAGTATTACAGAGAGCTGTTAATTCAAAAGGTGGTGATTTAAAAGTTGATGGTGGATTAGGACCAAAAACTATTGAAGCAATCAATCATTATAAACCATGTGATAACAGAACTCGTTGTTATAGATTAAAACACTACTACGATTTAGTAAACAAAAAACCAGAACAAGAGAAATTCTTATTTGGTTGGTTTAGGAGAGCGTTAGAAGTATAGGAGGTTACAAATGGCTGAAAACAAGTATCACACTGAGGTAGTAGATTTACCGAGTGAAGGTAAATTATATCCAGAAAAATCACCATTGAGAAGTGGTAAAATAGAAATCAAATATATGACGGCTAAAGAAGAAGATATTTTGACATCTCAAAATCTAATCAAAAAAGGTGTTGTGATTGAAAAATTATTAGATTCTTTAATTCTCACAGAAGGTGTTGGTGTAAATGACCTGGTTGTTGGTGATAAAAATGCAGTTATGATTGCTGCTAGGATATTGGCATATGGACCTGAATATTCTTGTGAGGTTGTTAATCCTAAAACAGGTGATAAACTTAATCATACTTTTAATTTAGCAGATTGCCCATTCAAAAAACTTCCTGATGGTATAAATTCAAATTCATTTGAGTTAGAGTTACCAGTATCAAAAGTTAAAATTAAACATAAGATATTAACAGGTAAAGATGAAAAAATGATAGATAGTGAATTAGAATCTATCAAAAAGTCAGGAATACAGATAGCTCCTGAATTAACTACAAGATTGAAATACACGATTACCTCAGTTGATGGTGAAACGGAAAGGCCAATCATAAATAATTTTGTGGATAACATGTTGTCTAGAGATTCATTATTTTTAAGACAAAGTATAACTAAAAATGCACCAGATATAGATTTAAAACAAGAAATAGAATTGGAGGGAGAAGTGGTCGAGGTATCTATACCTATGACCCCTGACTTTTTTTGGCCTAACGCCGGAGCATAAACCCAAAATACACGAAGAGATATTTTTATTGTCATATAATATGCCTGGTTTAACCCATGATTCATTATACACAATGCCAATATATTTGAGAAGATTCTATATGAATAAACTGGTTGATGTTAGAAAAAAAGAAAAAGAAGAAATAGAAAGACAAAATAAAAAATCCAACCAATCACCATCTTTTAAATCCCGCTTTAATCGTTAATTTTTAACATATCTTAATATTTATATATGAGTAATTGGAGAATTTCGCAATGAAAAAATCATATATGAATTCCAGAAATATTTTGTCCGAAGGATTTTTAGAAAAGATATTTAAACTTTTTAAATTATCTTCAGGACAAAAATCAAATATTTCAAGTAAAGAAAAGGCTTTATTAAAAAATCCAGCTGTCAAAATAGCTTTAAGTAATTTTCACAAACAAGCCAAAAAAACAGAAGATGCCATAGATAAAGCAAGGAAAGCCTATGGTTTACCACCAATAGATAGGAGTAAATATTAATGCCTGCATTATCAATAAAAGAACAAAAAGAATTAAATAAACTTCTAAAAGAATCAGCTGAAATTAATGATAGAATAGCGAAGGGTGGTACAGTATATCAACCTACTCTTGACAAAATAGAAAAAAATCAAAAAAGAATTAATGAGTTAAAAAAGAAAGAAAATGAATTAACAAGTGAACAAAAAGATTTAGTTAAAGAAATAAAAAGTACATATAAGTCATTAGAAAAAGATCAAAGAAAATTAAATATTACAGGAAAAGATTTTTTCGGTATAAAACAAAAACAATTAAGTCTTGAGAAAGAATTATTGGACACATTGTCAGGTGCTACTGGACAAGAAACAGATCCTAAAAGGATAGCTATTTTAAAAGAACAGAAAGATTTTGTTGATGATATACAACAAGGTACGATAGATATAACAGCTTTAAAGGTGAAACAACAAGATTTAGATGAACAGATAAATAAATTATCACCTGAAGATCCAATGAGATCAATTTTAGAAGCTTCTAAAGAAACTTTTGTTAATAAAGAAAAACAATTAAAAACTGATAATGCTATAGAAGCTGCAAGTGGTGGGTTGGATGATTTAACTGGTAATATGTTATCTAATTTCAAAGGTATGTCAGCATCTACTGGGTTAATGGCTGCTGGTATAGGTTTGGCTATAATGGCATTAGTATCATTTGATGCCAAATTACAAGCTATTGCTGATGAATTTGGTGCTATAGGGTTAAATAGTGGAGAAATCAGAGCTGATTTAATGGAAGCTGAAGTAGAGGCTACCAAACTTGGGAAAGGGATGGAAGATGTAGTTACTACTATTTCTGCATTAACATCTGAATTTGGTATTGGATTTGATGAAGCTCGAAATATGGCTGGTTCGGTTATAGATACATCAGTAGCCTTAGGATTATCAACCGAAGAAGGTGCACAATTAATAGGTACATTTAAAACTTTAAGTGGATTATCAACTGAACAGGCTAGTAATCTATCTAAACAGGTAGCGTTGTTAGCTAACGCAAGTGATGTTGCACCAAAAGCTGTAATGACTGATATAGCTCAATCATCTGAAACTATTGCTAAATTCACAGATGCATCGGGAGAAAATGTAGCTAGAGGAGCTGTACAAGCTAGAAAATTTGGTATAAGTTTGCAAGATGCAGCAACTGCAGCAGATAATTTATTGAATTTTGAAGATTCAATTACGAAAGCAACTGAAGCTTCAGTATTACTTGGTAGAGAAATCAATATACAAAAATTACAAGAATTATCTTTGGCTGGTGATTTGGAAGCATTACAAAAAGAACAATTAAACCAATTGGGTAGTCAGAGTAGTTGGTTGAAAATGAATGTCAAAGAAAGAGAGATTTTGGCTGATGCCGTTGGTTTGAGTGTTGATCAGGCTGCTAAGTTTTTATCACATGAGAAAGAAGCAGTATCATTGGCTGGTGAATTAGCAGGACAACCTGGATTTGAGGAAATGGTAGGTGATAAAGGTATAACAACATTGACAAGATTAACATCTGGCTTAAAATCTTTAGGATCTTTATTGACTAATACAGTCGGACCTGTATTAAATACAGTTTTAGGAATTTTAGTACCATTGTTAAAATTAATAGAATTTATATTGGAACCTGTCAATATGATGTTGAGAGGTTTGAATACAGCTATGGGTGGTACATTTACTATGGGTAGTCCTACTGTTACTGGTACGGCAGGATCGACTATGAGATCAATACCTTCCATTGGAGCTGGTGGTGGGGGTGGAGGTAATTCACCGGAATTAGTAGGTGCTATAAATAAATTTAATCAAAAAGCAGATAAGTTGGCAGCAGCAACAGAAAAGGTGTCTAAAATGGAAATGAAATTCGATGTAATTAATAGAAATAAATTACAGGGAATAATGACACCACCAGTAACTTCAATAGCTTAAACGGAGAAATGAATTGTCTTTATCAAAGTTAAAAAGTGTATTTTCAGATATAAGAGAGCCATCATCTCGTTCAATTATAGGTATGGATAGTAATTTGAATGACAATGTTGGCAGTTTTAATTCTCCACAAGCCAATGATTTTATATATAATTATGATTTTACTAATCCTACAATTGGTGGTTTACACGAAAGTGAATATTCAGAACAAATTTCTAAAATAGAAAATACATTTGGTGAAATAGGTGGACCTTTTGATTTTTTTGATGGGCAGTCAAATTCTTATTTTCCAGCACTTGAAACTCCAATAGAAGGATTTACAAATAATTTTAATATAGGTGGTTATTCTATACCTGATGGTGAATTGGGCAATTCACATTTCATTGGTATAGATAGCAATCTGGATAATGTTATATTATTTAACAATGAACCTAAATTGGGTATATCTGATGGATTTATGGGTCCACAATCGAAAGGTGTGTCATTGGAAGATTCAATTAGAGCTGGATTAGACATAGCTCGTGGTATATCTAAGTTACCTATAATTGGTGATGCATTTACTGGTGCTAATATCATAGCTGGTGATAATTTTGATAAATTGATTGGAGTAGCGGATGCTGGATTTCAAATTGTTGATGTTGTTAGGAAAAATCCATTTGGATTAGATGGTATAAATAATGTATTTGGACCTATATCACTAACAGGAGAAGTTCAAGGTGGAAGTCGTACAAGGTATGAAAAAACTGTATTTGAATTAACTAATGGTGGTTTGGTTGGGAAATCTAATACTATGCCAACCGATTCAGATGCATCATCATTAAAATCAACTAATGAGAGTTTTGGTATTTCTAAATTTGATAATCAATATAGAGGTGTGGCTTTTCAGGTATTGGGTGATATCAATAAACTTGGAAATGTTCCTGATTTCAGTTACCAAGATTCTGTTGTAGGACCTGATTATAACGCTATATCACTTATTAGTAATTTTGTTAAATCAGTTGATATTGATATAGGTATTAAAGATAGTGTTAAAAATTTTGGAGCTAACACGGCTGATAAAGTAACTGGTTGGTTTGATGGTGGTGGTGATTCTAAATCAGAAAATGAAGATTCAGGTGTAGAAGAGGGTTTTGGTACAGGTTTTAAAATGCCATCATTTTTAACTTCCATTGGTAGTGGTATTTCAAATTTTGCCGGTGGTGCTTTGGATGTAGCTGGTAGTGTAGTAGGCGGGGTTGCAGATGTAGCTGGTAGTGTAGCTGGTGGTGTTGCGGGTGCGGCTGGAAGTATTGCGAGTGCGGCTGGAAATGTGATAGGAGCTGTAAATCCATTTGATATTGATATAGGATTTGATATGGATTTTTTCAAAGATCCATTTGGTGTAAATTCAGGACCAAATGGTGGTCAGGCACAATTTAAGAAAAATCAACCTAGAGCTCTCAGTTTTACATATACGAAAAAATTATTATCACCGGGAGAACAATTAGCTGCAAAAGAATCTATATTTTCATTAGGAGCTACAATGCCTGATTTAGATCCAGGCAGTGAAACCAAAAAAATGGATAGATTGTATGGTACTAATATACCAACAACACCATTTTCACAATTAGGTAAAGTTAAATATTTAGGTGATGCTAAAGTTTTAACTAAATTTTATCCTGATAAATTACAAGGTAAAAAAGGTGGTGGGGATCCTTTAACTATATCACCCATTGCGTCTGGTAACTCTTTAGATGTAGCTGAAGTTGATGGTATTAAGAATGTGTATAAAGCTGGTACTGGTGATTCAAATTATATTGAATCGGTTGATAATGGAATGCCATTTTATTTTAAAGATTTAAGATCAAGTAGTTATATAGTTTTCAGAGCTTATATATCTAGTTTGACTGAAAATGTAGCACCTAATTGGAATGAAGAAAATTATGTTGGTAGGAGTGAACCTGTTTATATCTATGGGAATGTATCAAGAGATATATCATTTGATTTGAAATTATTTGCAGGTACACCAAAAGAATTGAATAGTATATATAGGAAAATGGATAGATTAAATTCATTATGTTATCCAACATATAAAACAGGGGGTGGTTTAAGTCAAAATAGAATGCAACCACCTGTAGTTGGTATGAGAATTGGTGAATTATTTGGTAGTGATAAAAAGAATCAAATAGGACATATAAAATCATTAACATATACATATGATGACAATTCACCATGGGAATTTAGAAGAGGTCAAAGAGTACCTAAACTTGTAACTGTATCTATAGGCTTTCAAGTGATGCATGTAACAGTACCTAGTACATCTACTTCATTTTACGGATATGCAGATCCAGGAGATCCTGAATTGAAAGTGCTTTCAGGGTTTGATGATTTTGCAATGGATGATCCGTTTGAAAATTTATCTAGTAATGCTGGTGATGGTTTAATAGGATAATAGGAGATAACAATGGACAGATACGACAAAACTAAAATTGGAACTTCTAAAAAAACTTCCAAAAGACATCAAATATTTAATAAATATAGAACTACCATATATGATAAAATACCATTATCTAACAGTGATATTCATTTATTAACCACAGATGGTGATAGGTTAGATTTATTAGCTCAACAATTTTATGGTGATTCTACTTTATGGTGGTATATAGCACAAGCAAATAATCTAAATACCATGAATTTAGAACCTGGAACATCCATCAGAATACCAAAAACTTTAAAACACGCAAAAGGTAGATAAAATGCCACAAGGTTCTATTAAAAAAATAGTTTTCGGTTCCGATTTAGATCCAAAAATTAAAAATAAATTGATAGCAAAGCAACATTTAGCCGGTAACAACCCCAGCAATGACAATGTTGAGTTTGTTGAAGTTAATGGTAAAAAACCATCTGATATCAAGGAGGCTCTTGGTGGTATAGGTAGAACTAATTTTTCACAAAATGGTAGTTCTATGTTAGATTTATCATCCCGTACACCATTTATCAGAATGTGGACCTGTGTTCAATTGCATTATTTTGATCCAAAGGTAAAAATTGGAGAAAAAGTAAACATACAGAATTATACTTTGAATCAAATGAGAAAGGCTGGTCATTGGAATGATATGTTAAATTTATATGGTGCTGGAGCAGTTTTGAGAGACGATTTTAGACATAAAGTTATGGAATATGAAGATGAATTTGATCAAAAGGAAGATATAGATATTGCATTAGAAAGAAAAGTTTATGTTGTGGGTAACAACGTATTAAATATATTAGATGAGGCTGATCCTACAGCACCTATAAATCCAGAAACTCAAAGTAGGAAAAATTTAATTAAAGAGGTTGGTAAATCAGGTGAAACTCTAGGTTCTGGTATATTCCCAAATGAATTAGAATCAAATAGTTTTTATAATCCACCAGCTTTAATCAAATCTGTCAATTCTGATACTGAAGGTGTATTTGGTGCTATAAAAAGGACAACTGTAACTTTTCATGTTTTTAATTTTCAAGATTTTGAGGACATCTATTGTAGATATTTTTTAAAACCAGCTGCACAAATAATAGTAGATTTTGGCTGGGACACGGCCAATTTGTATGATCCTAATGATATTGTTGATTCTGATAAATTACAAAAATTAAACAAAGGTAATAGTTTTGATGAAGTATTATATGGTAAAGATGGGTATATTGAAGAGAATGCAGGTGATTTAGAAATTATTGTAGGTCATGTTGTTTCATTTGATTCTAAGGTACAAACTGATGGTAGTTTTGAATGTACTATGGAATTGATTTCCAAAAATGCATCTTTGTTGGATCATAGTTTCACAGAAGCTGATTCTATAAAAGCGACATTTGTTTCAGGTTTAAGTCCATATATAATTAATTTAGCAGCTGGTATGTTTGAGGGTGGTGACTTTAATTTTTTAAGAAATAATTGGAAAGCCAGTAAAGAAAATTTAACAGAAAGTACGGCATACGCTAACACATTTGCCCAAAAAGTTTTTGGACATTCAGAATCAAAAGATGTATCAATCCAACAAATAAATTTAGATACTGGTGTTTACTGGCAAGCTATTAATAGTAAGGGTACAATAAGTGATAATAGAAATTTGTATATAATGTGGGGTTTTTTTGAAGATGAACTTTTAAATAAAGAGTTGTCTATTGGTTTAAATGAGGGAGCTACAAATACGGAAGATATAGAACTCGGAAATTTAGCTAGTAAGTTCGATTCATCAGAATCTTATGTTAAATTTGATACACATTTAGACAGGGCACAAAATTTTTCGGCTATTGGTAAGGGTAATAGTAAAACTAAATTAGATTTTTTATATCCACCTAATTGGGATGATACATATAATACTGTGAAAGAGAAAGTGCCATCATTTAGAGAAAGAGAATTAGCTGCTGAAAATGCTGATTTGAATTCCGTAGATGGTATGCAATATGAATCAGGTGCAGGTGAGTCGAATGCAAAGACTGTAACTCAATTTGATAAATATAAGAATAGAATACCATTTAGAGAATTATTTATAAATGTCAGTATTATTTCCGAAGCTTTCAAAACTAAAGATACTATTAATGATGCCATTTTATTTATATTAGATGAAATATCGAAAGATTCCGCTGGTGTTTTTGATTTAAAATTGTATTCTCCTGACAAAACCAATTCATTGTTAGAAGTGGTTGATGCTAATATGTCAGCCAAAGTTGATGATTCTGATGAAGATGTAGGTGATAAAATATTTGAGTTTCAAATTAATTCCAATATGTCTATAGTTAAAAGTTTAGATTTAACATTCCAATCACCCAAAGGTGGTACTCAAGATATGATATCTATACAAAATTCTCCAGGTAGGACGCCCGTTTTAATAGATAATAATGAATCTGATTCTCAGAATTCATTGAGGGGTTTAAATTTGGAAGATATGTTTTATGTAAATTATATACCATCCATAGGTGATTATGATCAACAAAAGAAACAAACAAAAAAAATAAATAAACCTGTTAATAGAAAAAAACAGAATAGTGAATTGAATATCAATCCTGATCACAGAATAAAATTGAATAAATATTCAGACTTAATGAATGATTTAAAAACAGTTAAGGAAGGAGTTGACAGTCAGTATAATTTAACAGATAATATTGTTAAATTGGATGATACTAAAAAGGCTCTTCCAGGTATTGAAGAAGCATCATCAGAACAAGAAATGTACCCAAATAAATTTTTTGTTGAAAGTATTGAAGATTATTTTAGAGAAAATGCAAGGACTGAATTTTTTAAAACTGAAAGTACACCCATAGTGTATATAGAGAGTGGTGTATCTATATATGGGATATCGGGTATAGTTCCTGGTAATATTTTTAAATTAAGTTATATACCAAATCCATGGAGAGGTAAAGTTTTTTTTCAAATTAAGAAGGTTAGTCATTCTATTGATGATACCACATGGACCACATCTTTTGAAACTTTGATGAAAGTAAAAAGAAAAGTAAAAAAAGATTACCATAAGATGGCATTATACAAAGAGAATATACAAATGTCACAGAAATTTTTGAACAGTTTATGGCCCGTTAATTATTCAAATTTATTTACAGATATAAAGATACATGATAATATTGAACCTGTAGTTTTTACTATGAAAAGATTCAAAATTTTAGAAGGTCATTCGAGAGGTTGTTCTACAGTAACAGAAACTAAAGAATTTAGTTTTCAACCTGATATAATATTATCAGCTATGGCTGTGAAGGATGAAAAAAATAATAAGGTGAATTATGGTGGTTTCGAAAATAAATGGATTTTTAGTATGTATCCCGGTAGGGGATGTAATTTTGGGGGTTATGCCGGTGGTCATCCTGGATGGGGAAACAGCAATCCAACCCAATTTGGATTTTGGGAAACTGATATAGAAGCTGGACATAGATATTTTATAATACTATATGGTGATCGGTATATGATATTGACCCGAACAGGTGAAAATGCTATGACACCTAAAGAATTTTGTGAAAAATATCCATTACCAGTTTAAATTTTTAGCTTGTTTCATATAACAAAAAGGTAGTATATTAACATACATAAATAGGTTATAAATGTATATTGTAATTCCAATACATTCGGATGGATTTTTACATCCACTTCATAAAGATAATAGGTTATCTCTGCTCTATGTCAAAGAGTTAGGAAATGAAGGTCGTGTGCTCACATTCAATCATATGGATTCATTATCAACAGATTCTTATGAGTTTCTAAAAGATGAGGTTATATTAACACCTTCAAAAAAACACTTATTATCTGTACATCCATTCAAAAAAGTTTATGATATGAATATGTTGAATTGGTGGTTGTATAATAAGCCAATGAATCTGGATATAAAAGTAAATACAATAGATATACTGAATAACAGATTTTACAATCTTAAAAATATCAATACTGTAATTCCTATATACAAACATCTTGAATATTGTAACAAAGTGGCTGATGAGATAGAACAATTGTGGGAAAAAAGAGATAAAATTAATTTTAACAACTATTTATTATATGATAAGGAAGCTATATTAGCTTACTACTCAATTGAGAGAAAAGGTATCAAGGTTTCAGATGATGTATGTGAGGTGTTTGATAATAGAGTTAAAAAACATATATCGGATAATAGGTTATATTCAGATTATTTTCTAAATACAACAACGGGACGGCCAAGTAATTCATTTGGTTCAGTTAATTTTGCAGCACTTGAACCTGAAAAGAGAAAAGCATTCATACCTGAAAATGATATATTTGTAGAATATGATTATGATGCTTATCATTTGAGGATAATAGCTGATTTAGTTGAGTATAAATTTCCAGAAGGATCAGTACATGAGTATTTAGCTGGTTGGTATGGGGTTGATTATGATGAATCTAAAGCCATTACATTTAGGATATTGTATGGTGGTATAAGTGAGGACATAGCAAATAAAGTACCATTTTTTAGAAAAGTTAAAAAATTTATTAATAAAAAATGGGAATTATTTAATTTAGATAAATGTGTTTACACTTATATTTATAATAGAAGTATAACATCCAATAATTTACAGGGAATGAATGCTAATAAAGTATTCAATTATCTTATTCAGGCACATGAAACTGAATTGAACATAAAAACGATAATTGAATTACAAAGATATTTATTAGATAAGAAAACTGATTTAGTATTGTATGGATATGATAGTTTTTTATTTGACTTCTCAAAACAAGATGGAGAACATATATTGTATAATGTAAAAAAGATATTAGAACGAAATGGACATCCAGTAAAGTTAAAACAAGGTTATAATTATCAGGAGATGAATTAATATGGAATTTGATAAGATTGTTGAAGATATAGGTAATGCATGGCAAGATGCGATACCCACTGGTATTCTTAATAAAAATAATCCATATCATGTTGTTATATTAGAAAGTGTTTTAGAAAAATTTGATTTAACAGAAGAACAAAAATTGAGAATGTTGAATAGTGTTAGGGGTATTGAGGAAGATAAAATTTATAAATCATCTTGGCCCGCTGGAAAAGCTCCAAAAGGTGCAAAAATAAAGGTAGGTCCAAAAGGTGGGAAATATTATGACGGTGATCCAGATACATTAAAACCTGATACTTCTGGAAAACTAAAGCCAGTAGAACCTTCAGAAAAAGAACAAAAATCTAAAAAATTAAAAGATAATATAGGAAAACAAACAGATTCATCAAAAAGAATTGTTAATGAAGAAGCTAAAAAAGAATTTAATCAAGATACAAAAGATGAAGAAAATAATAAAAATGAAATAAGAGAAGCATTAGGTTCGGCACTTAATGATATGGGTGGTGATATGCAAGAAAATATTTTACATCTAACGGCAATAGGACAACTTTATGGAAGAAGAGATAATGCAGGATTTATGAAAAATGCATTTGGTCATGCTGATGTACAACAATTAACTCGTAATAGAAAAAATTTAATAGAAGGATATGGTGATGGTTCACCAGAACATGTAGAAAAATTGGTAAGGTCAGTTAGAAAAAATAAAGTTCCTGAAAATGTTGTACAATCTTCTTTTAGTACATTACCTAAACCATTACAAAAATATTTAAAAGGTGCGGGGTCGGGTGGTAAAAAAATAGGTAAAAATCATTTTCATGGTTATCAGAGAACAGATGGTACACCTACAACTGATATTAATGACCCTGATGTTCAAAAAGATGAAAAAGGTAATCCAGTTGTGGTGAGAGGTGGAGTTCCTTCGACTACTAGAGGTATATTGGTTTGGAGAATGTATTTGGAACAAGGTGGTGTAGATGCTTACACTGGTTTACCACTTGATTTGGAAGCTATGGATTTGGAACATGTTGTAGGATTGGAAAATTCAGATAAAGGAAACCCAACAGATAAAGATTATATGGATAGAGAAAATGAAAAAAATCATGTTTTAACTTCATCAAGAGCAAATCAAAATAAAAAAGATATGAACATGAAAAACTTTTTTGAAAGTAGAGTCGATTCATTAAGTAAAAGAAGTAAAGAAGATTTTGAAAAAATACAACAATCTATTGAATCTGTTGAACCAATGAAAACTAGGACTGAACAAACAGCTTGGAGACAAATGGATGATGTTCATTATGCCATAAAGGGTGGTGGGAATATCAGTCAATCTGAAATTGATGCTATGAATGCAGAAGAAAGACCAGAACTTACTTTAACAGATTATGGTAGACCTGAAATAGTAGATGCTAATTTTAATTCAAATGTAACATATGATACATTAGAAAATGAATTTGAATTTGAGGATAAAGAATTTTTAAATCAAAAAACTCTTTTAAAAGAAAAATTACAAAAAGAAGATCGTTCGAAAGCCAATACATTAATAAGTAGTATAGGTAAAAGAACATTAAATGCATTGGGGTTAGCTGGTAATCTTGAAGATGAAAATCGTAGAACTAACCAAATTTCAAGTGATAGTTTTTATCGTGGATTTGTTTTATCTATTGTTGATGCACCAAAAGAAAAAAGAGCTGAATATAAAAAAGCTTGGAGTGGTGCTAGAAAATTTGCAAATCAAAGAGATGAAAATGGTAAACTACTTAATGGTAAAACTTATGGCAAAAATCAAAAAGACGAGTTTGTAAATTATCTTAAAAAAAGAGTTAAACTTTCAGAGAAAGTAACAAATAATAAAAGATATGCTAAGGTATGGGGAAGTTAATATGAAAACACAACTCTTAGCCACATTCACATCAAAAGTATATTTAGACGGTATCGTTGATAAAATCAAAGCTACATACCCAATAGTATTTGATAAAATTTATATATTACAAAATGAAGATACACCAAAAGAATTAATTTGCACATATAATGTTGATATGACAAATTCAGTAGATTACAATGCAATAGAAAATACAATTTCACTACATAGGAAAAAACATACAAATACATTATATACAATCAATGCATTAAATGAAGTTGTGATGAATATGAACAACGGAGTTAAAGACCCAAATACAATTGTACCTTGGGAAAATTACAAGAATTCTATTTTAGTCACTAATGCAGATGGCTTAAATAAAATAAACACAAGAATATTTAAAATAATAAAAATTTAATGGTTTGGTTATTTTAATATATACTTATATACAGAACAGTTATAAATCAATACAGGAGAAATAGGTTATGAGTGAATCTACCTTATATTATTTTTATTCAGTAGGATGTGGTTGGTGTAAGAAAACAGAACCCTTGATTGACGAGTTAAATGAATCAGGGAATTATGACATTCTTAAACTGGATTTAAGTGAAAAAGATAATCAAGAACTGAATAATCAGTTAAAACAAAAATACGGAAAACAATGTGGTACACCTTGGCTCATAGATGCCGAATCAGGTAATAACATTTGTGGATTTCGTGAAAAAGATATAATTGAAAAATGGGCTAAAGGCGAAGAAATTCCAGAACCGCCTAAACCAAAAGGTCCTCCACCACCTCCTCCAACAGATTTTGATGATGAAACACAAGTCAAAACTTGGAAAGATGGATATGAAACGTGGGTGAAAGAGAATGACCACATGCCAAATTTACCACCAGCTGATCAAATGATGGATAGATTAAAACAACAGAAAGCTATGTTTGAACAAAGACAAGCTCAACAGGCCGGTAATCAACCACCAGCAGCTCCAGCAGCTCCAGCAGCTCCAATAGCTTCTGTGGGTGATACTGGGAATGTTATAGTTGACAATAGATTACAAATTTTGGAAAGTAAACAAAATATATTAGAGGCAAAGTTAGATCAGATTATTAAAACTTTAGGTGAAAAATCTGAACCTAAGCCGACTGAACCGGTTAAACCAACTGCTCCAGTTGTGAAACCTCAACCAAAAGGTTTACCAGCTCCACCAGCTTCTAATAAACCACCCAAAAAGAGAAGAACACAAAAGAGTAAAAAATGAAACTAATCAGGCCTAAACCTACGGTAGAAAGAAAACCTACTGAGGAAGAGCTTGAATGTATTGATAAGACTGAACAGATGTTAGAGGGAGAAAACAAACTCCCTCCAGCATCTCAAATGATACGAAATATAGCAGTAGATCATTGGAAAGGTTTAAAAGCTTTTATTCGTGGAAAGCAAGTTATATCAACACAACAAGAAGCTGAACGTAGGTGGGAAATTTGTAAACAATGCCCTAAATTGTTATATGATGAACTCAATCCAGATACTAATAAAAAAGATGGTAGATGTACAGAGTGTGGATGTTTTATGAATGTGAAAGTTCATTATGCTACTGCTGAATGTCCTATTGGAAAATGGTCAAAGGAATGTGGTCATGAAAATAAATGTGGATGTAAATAATTAAAAAAAAAGCTTGTTTTATATATCAAAAAAGATATATATTAAGGTAATAGGTTATATGGTAAAACATATAAAAATAAACGATAAACAATAAACAATAAATAGGAGAATATCAATGGATATTTCTAAAATAAAGAGCCGCTTAAATCAGTTACAAAATCAATCATCAAATAAAAATAGTTTTTGGAAACCCCCAGCAGGAAAAACAGTAATAAGAATTGTACCTTATGCATTTAATAAGGATAATCCTTTTATTGAAATGTTTTTTCATTATGGTTTCGGTAACAAAACTATAATTTCACCATTATCATTTGGGAAACCAGATCCTGTGAATGAATTTGCACAGAAATTAAAATCTACAGGTGATAAAGATGAATGGATACATGGTAGAAGATTAGAACCTAAAATGAGAACTTATGCTCCTGTCATCGCCAGAGGTGAAGAGGGTGAAGGTGTTAAATTTTGGGGATTTGGTAAAACAGTTTATCAAGAATTGTTATCAATTATAGCTGATCCTGACTATGGTGATATTACAGATCCAATGAATGGTCGTGATATTATGGTTGAAAGACAAACACCAGCAGAAGCGGGTAATCAATATGGTAAAACTACAATTCGTGTTAAACCAAATCAAACTTCAATCACTGATGATAAGGGTATGATGGAGAAAATCCTCAGCAATCAATCTGATATCAAAACATTGTGGGAAGAACCATCTTATGATGATTTGAAAGAGGAATTAAATAATTTCCTTAACCCTGAAGATCAGACAGAAACTTCTGATTCATCTAATGACGCACCTTGGGATTCAAAAAAAGAACAAAAAAAAGAACCAGTAGCAGAAACAGCATCCAATGTTGAAGATGCTTTTGATGAGTTGTTTAACAAATAAATAGGAGAATACAATGACGGAAAGAGATGATCTTGCAAATGTCATTGCCTCTGAACTCAACAAAACATTCAAACATCAACAAGTCGCCTATTTTTTAGGTGGTGATGCAGAAACTCCAACAGACATAAGAGGATTCGCTTCAACCGGATCCTCTATGTTGGATTTAGCAATAGCAAATAAACCGAATGGTGGAATGGCTGTTGGTAGAATAACAGAGTTGAATGGTTTAGAAGGTAGTGGTAAATCACTAATTGGAGCACACGCCCTCGCTGATTGTCAAAAACAAGGTGGTGTTGCAGTTTATATAGATACAGAATCAGCTGTGTCAGAAGAATTTCTTCAAGCAATAGGTATAGATACGACAAATATGTTATATGTACATCTTGAAACAGTTGAAGAAGTTTTTGATACAATTGAAACAATCGTTACAAAAATAAGAGAATCAAATAAAGATAGATTGGTTACTATACTTGTTGATAGTTTAGCTGCAGCTTCTACAAAAGTAGAGATGGATGCTGACTTTGATAAGGATGGTTGGGCTACTGCCAAAGCAATTATTATAAGTAAGGCTATGAGAAAGATTACCCAAATGATTGCTCGACAAAAAGTATGTCTTATATTTACAAATCAATTACGGCAAAAACTGGGAGTTATGTTTGGTGATCCGTGGACAACGAGTGGTGGGAAGGCTTTACCATTTCACGCCTCTACTCGTGTTCGGTTAAAGAATGCTGGACAAATAAAAGATACTAAAAAGAATACCATAGGTATAAAAATCAAAGCACAAGTCATAAAGAATAGATTAGGTCCACCAATGAGAGTTGCTGAATTTCCTCTTTATTTTGATAAAGGTATTGATGATTATGGTAGTTGGTTAAATGTGATGAAAGAACATAAACTTGTAAAATCAGCTGGAGCTTGGTACACATTACAGCATGTTGATATTGAAACTGGTGAACTTATCAACGAACATAAATTCCAATCGAAAGATTTTGAAGATCTCATGATTAATAATCCAGAATTAAAAGAATATTGTTATCAGGGAATATGTAAAGCTTGTATCTTGAAATATGATTCAAAACAACTTGGTGTTGATGATGTAGTTGAAACTGATGATGTAGTGGATGAAATATAACTATAGGAAATCACTCATAGTGATTGATAATTTCTATAGTTCACCTGAAAATATAATTTATAATGTTATAAAATCAGGTTTTACACACGCGTATAAACCATTGGATGGTGAATCATATACTTCTGTTGGCAGAGATAGATGGTTTAGATCCAATGGTTTATATAAACCTACTAAAGTTAGAAAAAAATTTGAAAAAATAATAGGAAATAGTATAAACATAAAATTTTGGGATGATGGTGTTTTTTGGAATGGTAGATTTTTGTGTAAATTAGAAGGATCTAGCGTGTCATATCATTCACATGATAATGAAATTAAAAACAAACGTGATGGTAATGATGTTGGTAAAGATGGTTGGTCAGCTATAATTTTTTTAAATAAAAAAGCCCCAATTGATAAAGGTTATGAAGTTGTTAAACCAGTTGAACCTATAAAATATGCAACATTGAATGATAAAGAATCTATATTTTTAGAAAATGATAATTGGGTTAATGATATATCAATTGGTAATGTTTTTAACAGATGTATCTTATCACGAGGTGATATGTATCATTCTGGTACTAGTGGTTTTGGTGATAAATTTAGTAATTGTAGAATGATACAAACATTTTTTTTCAAAGAAAGTGAATTGCAATGAATATACTAATATTAGGTGGCACCAGTTATGTGGGTAGATATATAGTAAGTGAATGTATAAAAAGAAAACATGATATAAGTATCTTTAATAGAAATGTAACTAATAATAATATATTTCCTGATGTACCTAGATTTCAAGGTGATAGATTAACAAATGATTATTCATCACTTCTTTATGAACAATTTGATGTTGTTATTGATACTTGGTATGGTGAACCTTCTTTTTGTAAAACTAGCATTGATTTTTTTAAAAATAATATACATTTATATGTTTATATTTCAAGTTGTTCAGTTTATGATATTCCTTCAAATCTTTACAGTAATTATAACACCAACCAATCAAATTTTGGTATAAATTTTTATAAAGGGAACGAATATGGTTATAAACAATATTGTATTAATAAATTAAAATGTGAACGGGAAATATATACGGATAATGAAGATAAGGTTTTAATATTAAGACCTGGAATAATATTAGGTGAGTATGATAATACTAATAGATTTGATTATAAAAGTAAACATGAAGCATATTGGAAAAACACCAATAAAAAAGTAAAAGATTTTATAACAGTAGAATATTTTGCTTCTCATGTTATAAATTCTATAGAAAAAAATAAAAGAGGTGTGTATGAAATATCCTGATAATCTTTTTGATCATTCTATTTTTAATGAAAGTGCTGAAATATTTGGTGAAAATATACCTTTCAGATATTCTCATATAAAAAATGTTTTTACTGAGGAATTTTATGAAAAGCTTCATTCTAAATTTATAGAATTATTATCCGGTGGGATTTCTGATACATTTGATATGAATAAGTTTTCTTATTTCGGTCAAATAACTAAAGAAACAAAATATGACGCTTATAGTAGAGTGACTGATCCTAATTGTAATATAACATCTATTTTTTATAGTAATTTATGGAAAAATTTTATATCAAATTTATTTCCTGATATAGAATTGACTGTAAATTCGGCATCTTCATTTCATCACCACAAAGTTAACAGCACATCCGGGTTTTTACATACGGATTGGAATTTACAGAATTTTGTTAAAGATGAATTACCCAATGGTATAAATCCATGGTATTTCCAATGTAAACATGCTGGTGAACCAGGTGTTGATAACGCATACCAAGTAGTAAAATCTATAGCTTGTATATATTATCTCGGTAATGAAGAGTGGAATGAGGGGTATGGTGGGGACACAGGTTTATACACACATCATAATGAGAATAATTTTGTTAAAGCGATTCCTTATGAAAATCAAATTCCTTATGTAAAAATTCCACCAGTCAATAATTCAATGGTTGTGTATGAAATATCACCATATTCTTATCATGGTTTTATTCAAAATAAAAAAATAGAACGTAATGCAATGATACAATGGTTTTATAGTAATGTCAGTAATAGAAAAGATAAATATAAAAATTGGAAATTAAATTATAATGGATAAAGAAAAATATATATCATTTTTAGACCAAATAGATGAAGAACCAAAACAACTATCAGTAAATGATAGAGTATTAATTGTGGATGGGCTCAATACATTTATTAGAGCCCATTCCGTTAATCCATCTTTGAATGATGATGGTATGCATATTGGTGGTTTGATTGGATTTCTTCGATCATTAAGATACTCAATAAATCTACATCAACCTTCCAGATGTATTATTGTATTTGATGGTAAGGGTGGATCAAAAAAACGCCGAGAAATATACCCAGAGTATAAAGCAAATAGAAAAGTAAGAAAACGCCTCAATAGAAATGTAGATTGGGGAACAGCTCCTGCCGATGAAGAAGAATCAATGAAATTACAATTGGGTAGATTGGTTGATTATTTAGAACAATTACCTATAACATTAATATCAGTTGATAATGTTGAAGCTGATGATGTGATGGCTTATATATCTAAACAAATACTCAAAGATAGTAAAATAACTATAATGTCCACCGATAAGGATTTTTTACAATTGGTGGATAATAGAATTAAAGTTTGGAGCCCAACCAAAAAGAAATTTTATGATGAAAAAGCTATATTTGAAGAATATGGGATACATGCATGTAACTTTCTCACATACAGAATATTAGATGGTGATAAATCGGATAATATAGGCGGAATAAAAGGTGCCGGACTAAAGAGCCTCATAAAATTTTTACCTGGAATTTCACAAGAGGAAAAATTTACAGCTAAGGATTTATTGGAGTATGCAGAAAAATCAGATTCTAAAATAAAGCTGTTGTATAATATAAAAAATAGTGGTATATTACTTAAGCGGAATTACCTACTAATGCAGTTAGATGATGTAGATATTCCTAACCATATAAAAATAAAAGTGCAAGAAGCAGTAAGTAGAGATATACCACAATTGATAAAATATAGATTTCAGACAATGTTTTTACAAGACAAATTATCAAATCAAATTAAAAACTTTGATATCTGGGTTACAGAATTTATCAGATTGGATAGAATTAAAGGGGTAAATAGTGGCAAATAAAATAACTGATTTTGGTTATAATTTTCAAATAAAATTAATTGTTAGTTTAATGACAGAATCTAAATTTGTTGAACAGATACATGACATTTTAGATGAAAAACATTTTGACAATGAAGCTATAAGATGGGTTGTACGAGAATGTAAAAAGTATTTTATTAAATATAAGAAATCACCAACATTAAATGTATTTAAGATGTCTGTTAGTGAAATAAAAAATGATATCTTAAAAACAACAGTTGTTGATACTCTAAAACAGGTATACCAGAACATAGAATCACCTGAATTGGAGTTTGTACAAGATAAAGCTTTAGACTTCTTTAAGAATCAAGCACTTAAAAGTGCTATTGTAGAATCAGTTGATATATTAGAGGGTAGTGGTGATTTTGAGAAGATTAAAGTTTTAATTGATGAGGCTATGAAGGCTGGAACTGAACGAGATGTCGGTCATGATTATATTCAGGATTTTGAACATAGATATTCGGAAATGGCAAGAACTACTGTTGAAACACCTTGGGATGTCATCAATGATTTGATGCAAGGTGGTTTGGGCCAAGGTGAACTTGGTGTGATTGTAGCACCTGCTGGTATTGGTAAATCTTGGGTATTATCATCATTGGGGTCTGGAGCTCTGAAAAAAGGTATGAATGTCATTCATTATACTTTGGAGTTAAATGAAGCCTATGTTGGTTTGAGATATGATTCTGTATTTTCAGGTGTAGCTAATCAAAATCTTAAATATCATAAAGATGATGTAATAAAAAAAATAGAAGATTTACCTGGTAATTTAACAATTAAATACTTTCCAACCAAATCTGCTTCTGTACATACGATATCGGCTCATATACAGAGAATGAAAACTTTAGGACATAAGATTGATATGGTAGTTGTGGATTACGCTGACATAATGAGAGATGTGGGTAATGCTAGAGAGGTAAGACATGCACTTGGTAATATCTATGAAGATTTAAGAGGTATGGCGGGTGAGTTTGAAATACCAATATGGACAGCATCACAGGCTAATAGAAGTGCATTGGATGAAGATTTCATTGATGCTTCTAAAGTAGCTGAAAGTTATCAGAAGATTATGACTGCAGATTTTGTTATGTCATTGTCAAGAAAAGTAGAAGATAAGATTGGTAATACTGGTAGATTCCATGTAATGAAAAACAGATTCGGACCTGATGGTTTGACATATCCAGCCAAAGTAAATACAAATATAGGTGATATAAAAATTTATGAAGGTGATACTGTTGATGGTAAAGAACAACAACATAAGATAAATAATAGAGATAATGTGGCCAGAAAAATGTTGAAAAATAGTTATGAGGATTTGATGAATGAAGATTCTTAATCTTAACTTATATAGAAAATGGTTTGATGAAATAGCTGATGGTATTAAAACTATTGAATATAGAAATAGAACTGAATATTGGAAAAAAAGAATTGAACATCGAGAATATGACATGATAAAATTTAGAAATGGGTATGCAAAAGATGCACCAACAATGTTAGTTGAGTATAATGGGTGGGATGTAAATGAAGATGGTGATTTTGAATTGTATTTAGGTAAAGTTATGGAGGTAAATTATAATGGAAAATAAAATAATAGGGTATGTAGAAATACCAGAAGATTACTGGGAATCATCACATGATGTGGAGTATGTTATAGTTGAAAGTAACTGATTACAAAGTAGAATTGTCAACATTTCAGGTAGTTAAACCATTTATAGAAAAATATCATTATTCCAATAGTGTTAAAGGATTACATACATCTTATTGTTTTGGTTTATTTCAAGAAGGTAAGTTTGGGATGGATGAATTGATTGGATCTATGATATATGGTGTTCCTTCATCTATGGAAGGGCAACGAACTGATAAATATGGGAATCAGTCTGGTAAGGTATTAGAATTAAATAGGTTGTGTTGTATTGATGATACTCTTAAAAATACAGAAAGTTATTTCATTGGTAAGACTTTAAAATGGTTGAATAAACACACGGATTATCAAGTTGTTGTATCTTATGCAGATCCTGAATATAATCATAATGGAACTATTTATAAGGCTTCTAATTTTATTCATTATGATATGACTGGGAGTGATAAGGTGTTAATTGTGGATGGTAAGAAATATCATAGAAGAACATTAAGAAAAGATTCACCATACGCTGAAATTATAAGACAAAGATTGGAAGATAAAGATTCAGATGTCTATTGGAAAAAGACTTGTGAGAAACATATTTATATTTACTACTTGGATAAGAAATTAAAAAGGAAAAATATTGAAAGTAAGTGAATTTACAATAGAACCTGTTGTAAAAAAAGCAGTAACAGGTTTTATTGAAAAACATCATTATTCACATTACGCTGGTGGGATACAACATAAACAATGTTTTGCATTGTATTCACCTGATGGTATGTTTGGATTACCAAGAATGATTGGAGCAGCTATATATGGGCAACCAGCAATGCCAGATACAGCTAAGAAATATCACCCAGATGAACCATTAAGATGTTGGGAAATGAGAAGATTGTGTTGTATAGATGATACACCAACAAACACGGAGAGTTTCTTTATAGGTAAAACATTACAATGGATAAGACAAAATACAGATGTACAGGTTATAATTTCATATTCTGATTTAAATCAAGGACATGAAGGTACAATTTATAAAGCTACAAACTTTGTACATTTAGGTGAAACGTCACCATCAAAGGTACTGATGGTTGATGGGAAAGAGTACCATCCCAGATCTATGAATAATAAACATAGACCTTATGGTAGAGAGTTAAAAAGAAGATGGGATAATAAGGATGAAAATATATTTTATATAGATAAAAAACCTAAAAATATTTTTGCTTATTATTTGAATAAAAAATTGAAAAAGAAAATGTTAAATCAATATTTATAATTGGTTCGCTTAATTACAGGAGTTACATTGAATGGATATATCCTCACAAATTTTATCAGATATTACAGTTTATATGAAATACGCTAGGTACTTACCTGAGTTTCAAAGACGAGAAACTTGGCGTGAATTAGTAGCTAGAAATGAAAAAATGCATATTAAACAATATCCAGATTTAAAGAAAGAAATAGAAGAAACATATAAATTAGTATATGATAAGAAAATATTACCATCAATGAGAAGTATGCAATTTGCTGGTAAATCAATAGAAATATCACCCAACAGAG